AATATTAAACTTCACATACCACTATATACTGTTATACTTTCCCGAAATCGCCCTACATGTAGTGATTAGACCGCCAATATGCGCACTAGCCTCTACATATAGACAAGAGCAGATGTCTCGATATCACGCAGATCTGCAGGGCGAATAGTAGAGTAGTTGTTTAGGTTGGCGCATAAAAAGCAATGCGCATAAATAACGCCAGCCATGGTGATCGGAGTGTCTTCCCATAAACTTCGACACCACTAAATATAGGGGTTGCCAAGGCAAGGCGACCAATTAATCGCTTATAACAAAGGGCTGGCTAAGGAAGGCCTCCTCTAATCTTTGGTCCACGAGGTTGCAAATGAACGCTAAGGTCGAACCGCTTATATCTCCACTGCCGATGCAAGACGCATCAGTAGATATTTGGCATACAAAATACCAACTTAAAACAAAGTCTGGCGAAGCTGTTGATAAGACAATTGCTGAGACTTATGAGCGCGTTGCTCGCGCCCTCTCTTCCGTAGAGCCGGAAGAGAAGCAAGAGCTGGTGTATGCGGATTTCAAATGGGCTTTAGAGCATGGCGTTATCCCTGCTGGACGTATTATGTCGAACGCTGGAGCCGGTGAACACAAACCAGCGACTTCGACAATCAACTGTACAGTCTCTGGCACCGTTTATGATTCAATGGATGACATACTTCTCAAGAATCATGAAGCAGGTCTAACACTCAAAGCAGGCTGTGGTATCGGTTATGAGTTCTCCACTCTCAGACCGAAGGGCGCCTATGTGGCCGGCGCAGGCGCAACAACGTCGGGTCCGCTTTCGTTTATGGATATCTTCGACAAGATGTGTTTCACAGTGTCCTCTGCGGGCGGTCGTCGTGGCGCACAAATGGCGACATTCGATGTGCATCATCCTGACGTTCTCGACTTCATTCAGGCCAAGCGTGAAGACGGACGGCTGCGTCAGTTCAACCTTTCACTGTTGATCACAGAAGATTTTATTCAAGCTGTTAAAAACGATGGTGACTGGAAACTTTCGTTTCCGGTTACCGCAGAAGAGGTCGCAGAGGAGAATTTGGATCTTAGCGACACCGACCAATTTGTATTCCGTTCATTTCCTGTAAAGTCTGGCTACGTAGCGAATCAAGATGGCTTGATTGGCTGCCGAATTTATAACACCATAAAAGCACGCTCTATTTGGGACGCAATCATGAGTTCTACTTATGACTTTGCAGAACCCGGCTTTATCTTGATCGATAAAGTGAATGAAATGAACAACAACTGGTTTTGCGAGAATATCCGCGCTACAAATCCATGTGGAGAACAACCGCTCCCACCTTACGGGAGCTGCTTGCTCGGTTCTGTAAATCTAACTGCATTTGTCGAAAAACCGTTCAGTGACAAAGCGTCTTTTAACTTCAAAGAATACCGCAAGGCGGTCGCGATTTTCACGCGAATGCTCGATAACGTAGTTGAGATTAACGGTTTACCGTTAATGGGCCAGCGCAACGAGATAAACTTTAAACGTCGGCATGGCATGGGCATCCTTGGTTTAGGATCGACCCTAACCATGATGAAAATGCCTTATGGCTCTAAAGAGTCGGTCGAGTTCACAGAGAAAGTAAATCGTGAAATGGCGATTGAAGGCTGGAGACAGGGTCTTGAGCTTAGCAAAGAGAAAGGTCCCGCCCCCATTATGGAAGAAGACTTTACCATCAACGCCGAAATGCTTGCAGAACGCCCAGAGTTGAAAGCCGACGGTTACTCTCTTGGTGACACAATCAAAGGTAAGGTATTGCACGCCAAATACAGCCGTTACATGCAACGAATAGCAGATTACGAGCCAGAATTGGTAGCGGCACTTGCGGAGCAAGGCGCGCGCTTTACACACCACACGTCAATCGCTCCAACAGGAACGATTTCACTATCTCTTGCAAATAACGCCAGTAACGGTATTGAGCCTAGTTTCGCGCACCACTATGCTCGTAACGTGATTAGAGAAGGCAAGAAAACGAAAGAGAAAGTTGATGTTTTCTCCTACGAGCTTTTGGCGTACCGGCATTACATTAACCCGAATGCCATGCCTTTCAGTGAGGACCACGAGAAAGCGCTGCCTGACTACTTTATCGCTGCCGACGACGTAACGCCGAAGCAGCATGTTGATATTCAAGCTGCGGCACAAAAGTGGGTTGACTCATCGATTTCTAAAACGGCGAATGTTCCTACCGAATTCCCATATGAAGAATTCAAGGACATTTACATGTATGCCTATGAGCAAGGTCTTAAAGGCTGTACAACATTCCGTTTCAACCCCGAAGCGTTCCAAGGCGTGTTGGTCAAAGAGAAAGACCTAGAGAACACGCTTTATGAGTTCACGCTCGAAGACGGCACAACCGTAAAAGTGAAAGGAAATGAAGAGATTGAGTATGACGGCGAGCTTCACACCGCTGCAAACCTCTTCGACGCACTTAAAGAAGGCACCTACGGTAAATATTGATGGGCTTGTTGGGCCGAGCGCCCAACCACTCAATAAGGAATAAGACAATGGCAATAAAAATTGAGAAAAAAATAGTCGGTTATCAAGTTCATACCGAGGCACAAGTTGCAGCTGCAGCGGCAGAAGCTGCTATAGAGGCGCAACCTAAGCCAGTTGAGATGAACGAGTCGATTGGGCGTCCAGATTTCCTCCTTGGTTCCACCTACAAGGTAAAGACTCCGGTTTCTGATCATGCACTTTATATTACGATCAACGACATCATTTTGAATGAAGACACTGATCATGAAGTGCGCCGCCCTTACGAGGTCTTCATTAATTCAAAATCAATGGAGCACTTTCAATGGGTCATCGCTTTAACGCGCGTTATTTCTGCAGTCTTCAGAAAAGGCGGTGACATCACCTTCTTAGTTGAAGAGCTTTCTTCAGTCTATGACCCGAACGGCGGCTATTATAAAAAAGGCGGCGTATTCATGCCCTCTTTAGTGGCTGAGATCGGTGCAGTAATTGAAAAGCACATGAAGAGCATCGGCTTGATTGAGCACGAGGACATGAGCGACAGCACGAAGCAAATTCTTGCGGAGAAGCGCGCTCAATTTGAAGAGGTGTCAAAAAGCGCTGTAGAAGCGAAGACCGAAGAGTCGGCCGACAGCAATCCCTTCCCTGACACTGCGCAACTCTGCAAAAAGTGCAGCACGAAAGCAGTCATTATTATGGATGGATGTGCTACCTGCTTAAATTGCGGTGATAGTAAATGCGGTTAGCCTAGCTTCCATAACTCAAGAAACCGAATCGGGCGTACACACGACCATTCGGTTTTTTTTGTGTTCAGATGGCCACACCTAAGAATTGTCCAATTTTGTGTCTGCAATTATGCAAAGCTAGTTATAAAGCGGCATGGATTGTGTAACATACTTGTAAAGCATCGCATCCATCATCACCGGCTGTATTTATGCTCCAAGATCGCGCTGATTTAGTCGCGTTTTGCACAATATTGACACTTATGTAATACCAGGATTGTATTTATGATTAAGAACTGTTTGTTTCCAGTTGCCGGTTACGGCACTCGATTTTTGCCTGCTACGAAAGCCATGCCGAAAGAAATGCTCCCACTCGTTAACAAGCCGCTTGTTCAATACGGGGTTGAAGAAGCGCAAGAGGCCGGGATGAATAACTTTGGTTTTGTAACAGGTCGTGGAAAGCGCGCTATCGCAGATCATTTCGACATCAGTTATGAGCTAGAACATCAAATCCAAGGTTCGGGTAAAGAAGACCTGCTTTCTGAGATTCGCGATCTTATTCATAACAATACCTTTTCTTTTACACGTCAACATGAGATGAAAGGCCTTGGCCATGCAATCTTATCTGGCAAGACGCTTGTAGGCGACAACCCATTTGCCGTGCTACTCGCCGATGACCTATGTGTAGGAGACGAGCCTGGTAATGGCGTACTCAAGCAGATGAGCATGCTTTACAGTCAGTTTCGTTGCAGCATCGTCGCGATTCAAGAAGTACCGGCGGATCAAACCCACAAGTATGGCGTGATTGCGGGCGAATCAATGAAGGACGGTCTCTACCGTATTACCGACATGGTTGAAAAGCCGGCCCCTGAGGATGCGCCTAGCAATCTTGCGATCATTGGACGATACATTTTGACGCCAGATATTTTCGATATTATCGAGAACACACCACCAGGCAAAAATGGCGAAGTTCAAATCACGGATGCGTTAATGACGCAGGCTAAAAATGGCTGTGTGTTGGCATACAAGTTCAAAGGCGAGCGTTTTGATTGTGGCAGCGTCGACGGCTTTGTTAAGGCAACAAACTATGTATACGAGAACGTTTACAAGCCTCAATAAAGCTCAGACAAGAATCAAAAAAGGCAGATCAATCAGATCTGCCTTTTTTATTTTACTGCTCACCGCTACTGGTTCATAGCCGTGCCTACATGCCCATTAACTGCAAAATCAGGGAGCGGTTTTGTTCGTCACTTTTTCGAAAGCGTTTGAGCAGCTCAAGTTCTTGATCTTTTGGTAATACCGCCTCTAGCTCTTTATCTAAGGCGTTTAATGTCTCGCTGAGATCATCAGGCTCACCAGACACCACAAAACCAGGCAATTCAAGCTGTGGAAGATCTCCCTGAACAGGGAGATCAATAAAATACTCGAGCGAAGCACCCGTTTTAAAGCAAATATCGAGAAGGTTCTCTAGGCTCGGATAAATTGAATTCGATCCACCCTTCTCCCACGCATCGACGACGCTTTCGTCTACATTACACAGGTTCGCGACATCACTGAGACTTAACTTATGTGTTTCGCGAAAAAATCGAAGCTGTTTGCTAAAGCTTTTTAAATACTTCATCAAAGGTGGCGCGTTAATTCATGTTAGCTTTAAATATAGCAGCAAGCCCCTGACTTTCCATTAAAAACTGTTTTATTTTCAGATCCTTAGCTCAAGGACTTAATGTTGGATTTAAACCCCATAAGGCACGATAGCACGCTTGCAAAATACACCTAACAATTGCTGATCCAAAGCGTTTGGTAGGGTTGCAACATCAAGCTTTCACTCAGATCACCAATTTTCGCGCCACTGATCAAATCGCTCCACTCCATGAAGTCAGAGAGATTCAATTCACTCAAATGAAGCTCTTGTTCTTGATCACTGATATTAAAAAGCTTTAGCAAACAGCTT